TCATTAAGTGTATACCCGATTCTCATAGTTTATCCTCTCGATAAGTCATAACTTATCCTTATGCAAGTAAATGAAGAATAGAACAATGGCTATAAAGCATAGCATTATTATATTAAATTCAGTAAGAGGAGTCATCATCTTTGTTTGTATTCTTATTTTTATTGTATAGATAATTGCCCAATATGATTGTTAAGACTATACTAATGAACAATATAATGAACTTCATTTCGTATATGTCCCATATAGAATCGTAATCAAACATAGTATACTCTTATAGACGGGGTTTTAGATAGAAATTTCTGTACAAGATTTTTTTGTAATCGAGATATGTAGAATAGATTTGGAAAATATGTAGAAAAATTTCTGGAGAATTTTTTGTAAAGCAGACATATAGATTAGAATTCGTAGAACTTCGTAAGACTTCGTAGAACTCGGTTACGTATAGAGTAGTATAGTAAAGATGGCGAATAACGGTGGCGAACGGAGAGAGCGGAATAAGAGGATATAAAATAGGGTAGGGGTTTATACCCGTTATATAGGGTATGAGACTCATCTGAAAAAAATATTTTTTATATTCTATAACACCTTTTTCCGAGTCCTCTCACCAAACTCCCTAAATCCCAATATCCAGCCACATCAAAACCGAGAGGGCACCAGCCGTAAACCAAATACAGCGGCCAACCATTCGATCCCAGAAGTCCCCGGAATCCTCACGGGGTAGCACTCGTCCCACTCTCACTCCATCTCTCATTATGCGGCCTCCTTCATAGCATAAGACCGCTCTATATACTCTAGACCCTCTACAGTCTGCTTTAGTATCTCGGCACGTCTAGCCTTGGGGAGATGGTACAATGCTGCCTCCAGTGATGCTGTCAGTGTTCCGATGATGCGCCAGGGAGTGCTGAACTCGTTGCCAGCGTCCATTGCGGCTACTGTTGCTTTGCGAATCACGTCTGTCATGTCGATGAATTCTTCGCGTTTCATTTCGTTTCCTTTGTTCTTTACCATAACCGTAGTCTATATGCTTTTGATACCCGAGTCAAATGACGGGTTATTCTGTAGCGTATCGAAGTTCCTCGATGGCCTCGTCCAAAGTGTCGAATCCGGTGGCATCGAAGCTGTCATCGTAGAGTTTGACATAGTAGGGACCGTTGCCAGGACTCGCTTCTCTATCAAACCCTGCTTCTCCGAGCTCGGTGAAGAATTGAATGATTCTCGTAATTTCCATGTTACTGCTCCTCGGCGGCAAAAAAGCGTGGACTCATTTCGTTAAGATCAAGCATGTGGCAAACATCTTCCATGCTCATGTAGCCGAGACATGCTCTCAGCAACACTTCCATGTCGACTACACCATTCTGTACTAGGTCTAGGGCGTAACTACGAACATCCTGGGATACTTGCATCTTTTGCTCCTGTTGTCTTTTCATCATACCATTAGTCTAACACCAAATGATACCCGAGTCAAATGACGGGTTATACCAGATCTACCTGGACGTCTACAGTGACGCGCTCATTCTTGTGATTGAATACTCGGACGGGTTTAGCGATACCCAGGGGCTTGTCTGTCAGATTGAACTGACCCAAACCGAGCTCTGTTAGCACATGACTCACTGCGAGTCGCTGATCTACGAAAGACATACCTTCCATAGCACCCTGTACTGTGGTGTGAAACGCTACACCGTTGACGATGACTCGAATCTTTTGCGAGTTCTTGAGACCTACGACTAAACGACTACGCATTGAGAAGCTCCTGATTACGAAGTAGAATGGACCTGCCGAGAGCATCTTGCTTTTCGGACAGAGTCCCCCTGTTGTCGAACCACCTGATCAGCATCCCTGCTAGGACATTGTCGCGCCTCGGAAGCCTTGCTGCTATATATGCTAGGTCGGCTATGAGAAGTGCATGGTCTAGATTCGCGTACACTGGGCTTTTGGCCATCTTTTGCTCCTGTTGTTTCTTCACCATACCATAATTATATGTTCAAATGGTACCCGAGTCAACTGTATGGGTACTACCAAGCTAGCTCTCGGGGAGCATAGGTGACTTTGCCCTCGTATAGCATCTGAAGGCGCTCGGCCTGCGTCATATAGTCATCATCAACGACTTCCCAGCCGGCGATGTACTCTTGGCAGAAGGGGTTGTCGATCTCAATCTCGGAGCGAAGTGCCATCACGACCTCGTTGACTCGGTTGAAGTCTCTGAAGTTCTTGACTACGTAATCTTCTGATCCTTTGCATTTCCAGAAGGGGTTGTCTTCTGAACCATAGTTCTCGAGGATTTGCGTAGAAATGAGCAACTTAGCCATGTGAAACTCCTATAAGTGGGGTGGATCCGACGAGATTCATCTGCTTTGGGCTACCCGCTGCAATTTGTCTGTTCGATCTCGTCTTCACCATAACCATATACTAACACCATTTGAATCCCGAGTCAAATGACGGGGTATCAACTCCTCACTGACCGACGCTGAAAATCACGTCGCATCTGCCAACGGCTAACGATCGCACGTCGCATCTGCCAACGGCTAACGATCAGGGTCAACCGAGTATGGAAGAATCCAGCACTGAGAACTCTGACCAAGCCGTCTACGACCTCTGCAACCCCAAACAGGACATTAGCTCTACGTCCTGCTGCATGTAGATTACGCTCAATCATGATCTGCTCCTTGCTTCTTTGTTCTTTACCATACCATAATGATAACACCGAGAGGATTCTGTGTCAAATTGGGGGAGAATACCTGAGTGGAACGAAGGGTTGCTTGACTTCTGTTACAAATGAATGAAGGCTTATATGCTAACCGCACTACACCGAGTTGCACCGAATCTCACCGTTCTACCCGCTGATTCCGCGCTAGTCACCGTGCTCATGAATTAAGCACGCTATTCCGCTCTTTTCTATAGGCTCGAAATCCTACTTTCGTAGGGTATATAAATACGCTTTTTTGGTCACTAAGACACCGATAAAACTATAAATAAAAGAGTGCTAGTCGCGATGCTCGAACATCCACTAGCTCTATGCTAACCCAATCTAAAGGAACTATTATGCACAGCCTAAGTATATATCAATCTGTATCTGATCTAAACGATTCCACACTAGAAACACTAGTCTCAGACTGCCAAAACATTATGGTAAGGGGACAGGAAGCTGTTGCTGAACTGTGTATGAATATAGCACAGCAAGATGCGTATCTAAATACATTGAAGAAAAAAGATAAGAAAGCCAAACTTGCTATGGTCATAGCAAAATTGAATATAAAAGATGTAACGTGGAGAAAGTATTCTAAAATCGGTCGTTACTATCTAGACAATCCTGATGCAAGACAATTGAGCATGAATACAATTGAAACTATGAACTCAAAACCAAAACAACTAGCAGCACCCACTCCGAAACCTCCCAAGACTGATCTAAATGCTGAACTTGAACAAGCAAAACTTCGTATCACTAGACTAGAACGAGAAGTCAAAGATCTGAAGAACGAGGTGGATTACTTAAAAGAAGAGCGAGATGATGTTCGTGGATGGCTAGATAAGAACACCCGCTCTGGTTCTACGGGTGTCTACGAAAAGCTAGGGCGAACACTACACTAGCTACTCCTCTGATACTAGAAATTCTTTGATCAGTTCCGCTTTGACGTTCATCAGTAAAGCGTAGATCGCATCTGTGAGACCATTCTGTACGTCTTCTACAATCTGCTCTACTGCTAAATCAATGAGATCGTTCATGCTTATACTCCTGCTGCAAATACTGGTTTCGTACCAAAATGCCCTTTCGATTTTCCATTGGCGGTTTTTGCTTTGGGAGTCTTTCGAGCTTTGACCTGAGTAATCACGTTACCTTTTGCTAGGAATGCTGCGATTGCTAGTTCTGTTTCTGCTCTGATGTCTGCTTTAGTATTGATCTGCATTTCTTTGTCCTTTATCTTCACTGTAACCATAGTCTATATGCTTTTGATACCCGAGTCAACCGTATGGGTACTACGAAGTTCTAGTAGGGTTTGACACTGATGGGTTCGACGCTGGGGTCGCTTGACACTATAGAGCACTCGAATCCGAGGGCCTGAGCGTGAGCTATCGCTTCTTCTAGGGAGCTAAATGATCCCTTGTTGAGTCCGAAGTTGACCATATGAACGGTGTAAGTAATCATTTTACATGTAACCGAGTGCGTCCGTTGAAGCCGTCGACGAGCTTGACACTGAAACCATTTGATGTTAGTGCTTTGATGGTAGGTCCGTAGTTGTACCGAATACCCCAGATTTTGACACTGCGAGTTCCGTCGACTAGCTTGTCGTTGAAGATCACTACGTCTGGTCCAACTACACTACGAATCACTTTAGTCATTTTGCTGGTCATTTGAGTTCCTTTCTTTACCATAACCACATACTAACACCTATTGATACCCGTGTCAACCGAAGGGTTACTCGAGTCCGAAGTGTTTCTGTAAAGTCTCCTCTGCACTCACTACGTTATATTGAATACCACCCACGTGTACGTCTGTAGTGTAATCTTCAAGTAGATCCATACATTCTCGAATCAACAACTCGGCGAACTTTTCTTGCAAGGGATTAGGAACAATGATAGTAGCATATTTGTTTTCTGCCTTGAATTCTTCTAAAGCCTGTACGAAAAGTTCTTTAATTCGTTCGTTCATTCTTCTAATCATAATTCTTTTGCCAGCCCCAAACAAAACCAGTGACAAAACCTATCACATAACAGGCCAGCAGTGCCAAACCAATCTCGTTCATTCTTCAACTCCGAAATGTTGTTTAATGCTTCTTGCTAGTTGTTCTTGGCTCGGCGGAACCATCCATCTACCCTCTTGGACAACCTCGGCACATTCCTGTACAATCAACTGGGCGAACTTTTGATTGAATTGTGTATGCCACTCGATGTGCCCATCCTCCCAAATCTTTCCAGGAGTCTTGGATCTCACAGGTGGAGTATAAACTTCATTCACATATTCTCCAGCCTGTTCTGCAAGTTCTCTAATTCGTTCGTTCATCTGCATACCTCGATATCAGCGTTGGGTTCTGCTCTAGCAGCATTTCTATATTCGTGTACTAGTTCAAAAAGACCATAATAATTACCCCAACCGTTCTCCGGGTTGTATTGTTTCAGATGATCCTTGTCCTGAATCAGAATACCTAGTGCTTCGTCAAGAAGTTCTGCGATGTCGCTTGCTTTCTGTAGTGGAGGTTCGCATTCGTCTGGACGCCACAGAATGTTATACAAAGTCAAACCATTAGCCAAGACTACTTTACTAGCCATCTTGCCTAGATTGTGAGTAATGTTACCAGAATAAACCTCAGTTGGCTTGGTAATCATTAATCTAACATCAAGACTCATACTCTACCTCTCGTAAAAGCAAACTGACTCATCGTAACCAATGGCATCGAAGATTTCTTCGAGCACTGCGGTATCTCGCATCTCACGAACCTTGGGACGGGTCATTGTAATAGTTTCGATCAAAGATATTACTTTAGGCCAGGGCATATTAAAACGCTTTGCGGTGTCAATCACTCTTGACACTGCCTCATCGCCCTCAGAACTGAACATACCAAATTGACTCTGAAACATATATGACTCCTTGTTCTTCACCATACCGCTATTCTAACACCAAAAGGTACCCGAGTCAAGCAACGGGTTACTCGAGCTCGTACTGTTCGTCGTACCAGTTATCATTAGTGCAGTGATCTTGCTCCATATACATTTCCAACAGCATAGCATTGCACAAATCTACGTCTTTCAGCGACACTTTGTGCTTCTTAGCGATTGCTTGAAAATCGAGCAAACCCATTTCGATATCTTCTTGAATGCCGATTACCAGATCACTCATGCTCATAACTTCTCCTATCTTTCACTATAACAATAGTATAACACCTTTTGATTCCCGAGTCAAATGCTCGGGAACTGCGCTTTGCGCGCTGCGATAATTTTGATTGCTTGCCCTGCTGCTTCACGGGCATTGGTGAAAGCGTAGTCGTCGCTAAAACTGTTGAATTTGTCGAAAATTTCCCACGCTGAGGTATCAGAATCCCGTACTTCTACAAGGATATCTGCACCACTTACTCGGGGATCTTTACCGGTACTGATGACTCTGACGAGTCCGAAATCATTTACTACTCTCATTTTCTGTTCCTTTTTTCACTATAACATAAGTCTATAGTCAAAAGAAACAGAAGTCAAGAGCCCTAGCGGGCTGAAGGGTTACTTTGTGCTCTTTGCCAAACGCTTATTTTCTCGTTTGTTTACTGGATGCTCCCAGGTCTCTCTATGATCCCAAACTAAACTACCTTCACGATGTCTTTCATTATTATGATTAACAGAACGATCGACCTGAGTAACCTTTTTACCACTACCACTTAGATGAAATCTAAGCATAGTTCTGTATCCAGGCTTTTCTTTGTCAACGTACTTATTAGGACCATGAACTGCATAGACAGATTCAAACCCATGACGTCTTTCAAACTTAAAACCTGCCTTGGCACCTAAACTTATTTGAGGAGTGATGTGTTTTTGAAATTGTTCGTGCTTAGCAATCAAAAGAGCTTTTGGTTTACCAATATGAGCTTCTAAATCATGGTACGACATAACACCTGTATGCTCATCTGGCTTAGAATAAGAATTAGCTTCTCTTAATTGCTTAAACGTTTTCATTTATTTTTCTTATTGGGTTAAATCATTATTATTTATAATCCTTTGTTTGATTACGTCTTTAGCGGCACGCAAAGCAGCGTTCCAGGAGGGAGTGTCGTATGGATTGCCGTCGGTGCCAACACCACTGTAACCCATTAGATCATCAAGCACTTCTATAGCGATAGGAATATCTGAGAAGTCACAGGTACAGCATTCAAACTCTGAATCATGCCTATCAATAAGCATAAAGTCCCAGTCAGGACAGTGGTGTTTGAATTTATTCATGGGCGATATTCTAATTTTATACACTTCCAACCATTGCGTTTACACCACCAAAGATTGTATAACGCTTTAAGTAAGCTCTCACCTCGGTATATCTCTAACCAGTAAAAGTGGTCACTACCTACTGCTGATTCCCATGCCTTAACTTCGTAAGTATTTCCCATTACCAATCTCTGTGGTCAGTGATAGTGACGACAAAATCACCATCGGTGTTTTTGTGAGTAATCTGAAAGGTTGCTCTGAGTTCATATCCAATACCAGATTCTTCATCATGTTGAGTCAGAGTAACAAATCCTACATTGCCAGTGGTATGAATGGTATCAAAGAGTTCTTTAATTCTCTCTATTTCTCGCTTACATAATCTAATGGTGTTCATTGTTCAAATCCAAAAAATCTTCGCACTTTGTAAATCCAAGAATTGTTTTTTCGTTCTTGTTGCAATTTCATTTGATAATCTATAACCTCAATCGCTTCTTTAAAGTCAATAGGTACACCCATGCGAACCTTATCACTTAGCATTTCTAAGCGCTCATCTTTCATTCTTCAACTCCGAAATGTTCTAAAATGTTCAAAGCCTCATTACGGGTCACTTTACTTGCACATTCACGAACGATCAACTCGGCGAAAATATCCATAGTGATTTTAATATTCTGCTCATCATCAAAATCAGATTCAAACAGAGCCTGTTCGGCAAGTTCTTGAATTCGTTCGTTCATGTCTTGTCTCCATATAGAGCACTATGTAATCTTTCCATTCTTTCAGCAGCCATAATCAATAACATCTTCAATGCTATGTTATCTTGGCTTTCACTAGCCTTACGCAGGGTATTAATTAGTTCTTGATTGGTCACTTCTCTTCAACTCCCATAGTTTATCATGGTAGGCATCCCTGTATATGGCACTGGCTATCATTATACCAAACATCGCACCCGCTCCAACGAACAAATAAAATAGATCAATATAGCCTATAATCAATAAGGCCGCTAAGATGCTGAAGTATATCAAGATTAACTTGATTGCGTACCATCTTGCTTGTGATTCAATGTTCACCCTATAACCTCACTAAATGTTGTTTTATCATATTGTGTAGAGTATGACCATCGTTTATGGCATTCTATACAGTCAATGGTTCCACTTGTAATATTGCCGTCTGGATTCAAATTATTACCATGCTTGTCATAGACAGGATTATAGTACATGGCAGTAGTCACGCTATATCCATACACAAATTTACAATGACGGTCACAATCAGGATTTGGATGTTTCATTTCAATTTAGTAATTAGATTACGTAACATATCCATAGCCTTATCTAAATGCTCTTCAGAAATTTCTAATCGTTCTTCTAAGAATCGAATTTGATAATGATATTTATCTCGCTCGAGTACTGCATCTTTATCGGGTTGTGGAATATATGCTTCGCCCCTGATTACCATATACGGTTCTATAGCATTAGTGTAAATCTTTAGCATTGTATTATAAAGAGTTTCCTGCTCTTGCTTGGTCATTCCAGGTGACAGTGGATTATGGGTACCTTCTATTCTATAATTTTCTTTAGGTAGTCCATAATCATGCCTAAAAGTAACACACATGGCAGTAATAATTTCGTGTTTAGTTTTCATCTTTCACCTCAAAAATATAATGCCCGCCTCGGCGAGTCTGCACCCAGGTATAGTACCAAAGAATGTTATTCTCTTGCATGGCCCTTATAATGTCCTCATTACCAGACCAACCAGCGGTGCTGATGTGATATTGATATTTGTCTGCTGGATCAGTTTCATTTTCCTTAAAGTAACCTTCTGACCATCCCCAACTACGTAGATGCCAGATGTTCTCAATAAACTTGAACCATCCTCTAGGATCATTATAATGCCATTTCTCTATCTTGTCAAGTGCTTCTTCAGTAGGATAACCATCCTTATCTAGATATTCACTCATTTTTTCTCTCCGTTGGGACCGGTTATGTCGTAACGACCCCCACATCCGCCACAATAGAACCATGACCAACCGAATCCATTGTCATGATATTTTCCGCCTCGATGGCCTATCTCACCACATTCTTTAATCAAGGCATTCTTGGCAGGATAATAGACAGTCTTATCATATTCTTCCATGAGCTCCTGCATCTTTTTACTCCGGGCTCTGTCTATTTCCCATCTGCGTTTAGCGAAATCACTCATGGTGCAGGTTGTGCTGGTGGTAAAATACTGTTTATTAATTTAGCTTTAGATTGATTGCTCATGTCATGACTACACATAATTATGGTTAGTACAATTTCATGTAAGTCTGCTCTATGTCTAAAAGTGCCGATAAAAAATCCATGGGGGTTAGCATACCCACGGAATACGATTAAACTGTGAACATAGATAAAATCATGTAGATTATTGTCGGGATAAAAGATATGTTTTTTATTGACCCAGTCTTTATACTCGGCATGGTTCCCTGATACAATGAAATACTTATCTATTTTATTTGCCATGCTATACTTCAGTAGGCTTTTTATCTAACTCAAGAAAGTTATAGAAATTAATAGTGCGATCAACACTATTTGCCCAACGATCAAATTCATTGAGAGGACAGCTGATATCTACAAAGAAGTCGGGGAATGCCCAGTAACGAAAGCGATACAGCCGATTGCCTTTCTTAGCCATAGCACCCATCTTAAAGAAGTCTCTGTCAACTTCAAACCCTTTACGCTTGAGTAAAGTCTTAAACTGACTTGGTGACATTCCCCATAGTTGATCACGATCAGGTTTCTTAGTAATGTATTTGAATTTCATTTAGAACTTCCTCAAGTAATTAGCAACATCATCAAGGTCTGGTTCAATCTGATCTAAAGCAGCAAGTGTCATCATTTCCATAACGACTTTTACTTCTGCTTTGCCGAATACTAGCATCAGTGCAGTGATAGCATCAGGCGACTCTGCGGTCCAGAGTTTGTCTGCGATTGCGTGTTGGGTAGGGGTAAGACCATGAATCGTAATCATATATGTTCCTCTCACTATACCATAATTATAACACCTGCAGTATGCCGTGTCAAGTGTCCGAGCAAGCCAAAGGGTTACTTCTTTTTACCCTGTGTCATATTGATGCGCCAATGGGCAAGTTGTTTTTGTCTTGGAGAAGCAGAATCTGATGATCGTATTGCTTTGAGTTGGGTAATTGTTTTACCCTTTAATCCATGCCGAGCCATATCGCCTTTATCTTGAGGATTGCGTCCATCAGCAAAATTTTCTGATACCTTTACGCAATCGTCTACACCTTTGCGACGATACCCCTTCCAGCAGGCTTTGCCGTGGGATCCTTTGAGTTTTTCTTCTAAATGATCTCTAAAAGTTTGCATCTGATTCCTTTTAGAAATATTTATTTCATCTGCTTTTCAATAGTCCAGGAATCATCATCTAATTTTTTCCAAACAATGGTATCGCCTACGTCTAAATTAGCAGCTTTCAGAATATCTGGAGGTAATTCTAAAAAATAATCTCCAGTGTATTCATCGAATTGAACTTCAACAGTAGCCCTCATAGCATTTTGCCTTCTTTTAAAGTTAAATCCTGCACTCATTATACTTCCACATACTTAAGAGTAAACTCTTCGGCCTGCGATTCATAGCCAATGTATCCTCGTGGATTACAGACAATGCGTGTATCTCCTATATTGTAATCGAATACGTCATGGGTATGTCCGTGTGTCCACAACTTGATCTGAGGATGAGCTAATATAAACTCCTCAAGATCGCTGCTGTATGCGCCATTCATTTCTACATCCTCTGCATACCTTGGCTTGACACTTTTCTTACTAGGAGCATGGTGACCTACAACCACATACTTTTTATTTGTATCAGACTCCACAACAGTTTTTATATGCTTGAGAGTATTTTTGTGCCTAATTACAGTGTCTGAGGGAGTAAGTCTGGCATATTTACGAGTACTATTACGAATGATTCTGTAATCATTCATCATCTCTTGAACGATTAATAGAGTATTTCTATCACCTTCATTCATATCAGTCCACAGCGTAGCCCCGATAAAGGTCACATCACAAATCTGTTTTGATCTCTGTTCTAAGAAGTATACATTGTTAAACGCTTTACATTCTTCTTCTAGGTAATTGTAAGCATCAGGATATTTACCATGATAGAACTCATGATTACCAGCAATATAGATAACGTGAGGAAATTCTGCACTACACCTAGCTAAAAATTCTCTGTATCTTTCTGCAATGCCTCGTCTAGTTAATTCATCGGCAAATTTAGTATCGTTTGCTTTGAATTCATGTAATTCCTGAGCAGTCATAATATCACCACCAAGAATCAAGACGTCGGCACCCTCATTTTTGAGGGCAATATCGCCGAACTCAAGATGAAGATCAGAACATATTGCTAGTTTCATTTTGCGTAAAATTTCTCTGTAATAATTTCGCCAAGATCGGTATCCCACACTTTTATATGCTGGACGGATTTTGCACACTCCTGCACTACCAGTTCGACTAGTTTTTCTAGTTCTTTGTCATAATCAGTAGTCCAATCAATATATTCTGAACCAGGGCCCCATTCCTCATCCTCCCAGAATACAAATCCTGCTTGTTTAGCAAGTTCTATTGTTTTCTTATTCATAACCAACTCCTATGGCATTCATGCACTTCTTCTAACCCATCATACTCACTAATGTGCCAGTCTACTTCATCTGGCACATTAACTATCTTTAGTTCGGCATAGCGACCGTTAGCACCTGCACCTAATTCTTCTACAGCAGCTACTAGGTCAGAGTCGTTGCGACTAAGATCACTAGAATATACTGGCTTTCCGGGTTCACTGTACCAGTAATCATTGTCCCAGTCATCACAAGCATGCTGCCAACCTTTACGCTTGGCAATAAAGGCATGAGCTTCTTCGGATAAATTAAAACCACCGAAGCATCTATTTATTACTATTTTCATCGTATTCTAAAGTATTAGATTGTTGCAACCAATATTTTTCTATAGATCTCTTAGCATCACCTTCATTGATGAAATGCCCAATATACTTTTCACAATCATTGGTGAAGGGAAAAGTCTCAGTATAAATCTTTGAAGAATAAAAATTTGCATTAAGTGCTGCATGCCATGCAGCACCCATGATTCTACCATCAGATTCTCTGTAGTAGTAATTCATAGTAGGAGTATCCCGCCAATTATACATTTTCTTCCTTTGTGCTATTAATTGGTTGCTGAAGTACACCTTGCTCAAACATAGACCAAAGTTTGTTAAACTTTAATTCATATAAAGTTTCTAGTCCAAGCAAAGCATTAGCAATTTGATCTTCAGTCATTGGAGGACTAGAATCACAAACACCTTCATATATTGTCTTGATGTCTTTGGTAACACCCCAGCATTCTAGCATTTGCTGTTCAAAATCAAAACGATTAAAATTCATTAGAACCACCCCGGCTTTGCGCCTAAATATCTACCAATAAAAGTAAGAATGTAGAATGCTGCACCCCATAGTGTCCACAGAACTAAGTAACGTTCTAGTCTGTTTTTAATAGCGTACCATGGAAGTGTTTTGAATGTGAATACGTCTTGTACCCATAGTTGATCATTAGCAATATGATTCTCCAAAGGAGCAATATACGCTGAACCAATTTTTACACGTTTACCTACAGGTATAGCAATAGGAACGATCTCACCATCACGAATTATATGTGCCATTACCAGCTCGAATCATAATAGATGTCTACCATTTTTTCGTTGTAAAACTTTAAAGCATTCTCAATTATTTCTACAGTTGATTCTAAATCATCGTAATACCAAGCATCATACTGTTGGGCTCCAAAGAAGAATCCTTGTTGAGTCGGCAGTAATGATGCTGCTTTAGATTTATCTTCTATTACTTGTTTACAGATAAGTAATAGAGTTTCTAGATCCTCTTTTCTAACATGGTACTCACTACAGTTATCAACTCCATTTTGTACATTATCGACAAACCATTTGTGAATGTGATTTGCCTTACGCCAGTAACCTAATTCAACAGTTACACTACTCACATCATAGCCTTTGATATCCAACATCTCAGCAATTTCTTCGCGCTCTGGACTATTGTAGTCTAAGTACACCTTGCCCTTTAAGTACATATCTAAACCCATACTATAGCTCCTTATCAATATACAATAATTATATAGGACAATGTATCAGTTGTCTACTTCTTCATCTTCCAAATCTTCAACATATTCTGATATCATAAAACACTCATCAAGTTCATCAGGGATAGCCTCTCGTATCTCATCTGAAGTCATGTCTCCGAACTCATAGTGCTCGTCAAACCCATTACTGTAGATACCGCAAAATGCCATACCTGGTTCGTAATACATACCAACTACTTCGTATCCTTCTTCTTCCAAGTGCTCGTACAATTGAATAGGGGGACCCCAGGCGGTATCAAACACGATAATAATTCTATCATCATCAGATTGAACTACCTGTATATCCTCTCCTCTGATGTCCCACTTGGTACCCCAGTTTTCCACACTCCAACTATAATCCCATGCACCAGTAGGATTTGGTTTCAATGCTTGAAATAACCCATCTGAGTCTAAAGCAAGATTAAACTTTTGAATAAGATTGGGATTGTCAGAACGAATTTCTAGATTGTTGTTACACCAATTTGGCAATTCAGTCTCCTAAGAAATTTCTTTAATTCTATTTCTACCTTCGTAGATTTTTTCACACATTACTTCATAATCTTCAGGGGATAGCATAGTTTTATAAAGACCCAATCCTTGGATTACCATATAGGCAGCAATTAGCATTGGATCATACTGATAACTCATCTTTTGAATAAATTCATAAGTATCATCCATTGCTTCTCTTGCTAATTTTTCGTCCTGTTTTTCTTTCTTCATTAGACTCTCTGGTTGCATTTATAAATCATTTGTTTTATTTCTTCTATATCTTCTCTTTCCCTCCAGGAACCAACGTAAAATCCGTGAATATTTCTCATCCCATGAAGCATGTCGGCATCATATAAGTATTGATATTCTGTTTCCGAGAATCCTTTGCGCTTGATAAACGCTTTGTATTGCTCCATATTTCCAGCAATCACATATTTTGTAGTCTTTAAATTATTTAAACTATTATATTGAATAGTATTTGGACCCGTAGTTATGGTTGGAGTGGTTAAATTATTAATTGAATTAATAGTAAGCTGAGAAATTTGTTCTGTAGTTAATGCTTGAATATTGTGTTGACCATATGTATCTGCATAATTCCAATCATCTAAGTAAGATGTGATAGTTAAGGTTTCCCTGGCGCCCACATTTGTAATATCTATACTATTTTCTGATTCAGTCTTGTTTAGAATACTCATCTTTCATATCCTGGTAAAATCTTTTTTCTTGGATGGTAAGTTCTCCTCTTTTTCTTGGACTTGAACATAATGGGCATCCGGGACGACCGCAATCCAGTGCATGATGTTTAGCCAGTTTATGTGGTTCGTCTACGGGCACTCCCATGGTTTTTGCAATCTTTAATTGCTTCTTTACTGCGCTATCGTCTCTGTGACGTCGAGTACTGTTCTTAATTTTATCTTCAGAATGACTCATGACTGCTCCGATAAATCTATTCTTACCCTTGGTACTGTTATAAATCCAGTATCTTTAAGTGTACTACCGTAATCATCTTTTATGTAATGTCTATGCTGAAGTTCCACCTTCCATACTTTTTTCCTTTCCGGGTCATAATATTCCATAACCTGAAATTCATGCTTGTGTAATAACATTCTCACTCCTGAAAACTTTATCAGGAAACCTTTCTACCATAATTTTAAGAGCTTCTTCAACTGTTGGTCCCTGCGCCAAAAAATCCTCACTATCTTTATCCCAAAGATAGTAAATACCATTTATTTCCTCAATTTTGACAACAATTATTTCTGTTTTGGTAAACTGACGATTAGTATATACTCCTTGATCGTATGCCTCTTCTCGTCGTCTAACCAATGCTTTAAGAATAGAATACACAAGTAGCATACCAAGGAAAAATTCAATGAAACTCATGATGAATGATACAGTACAAGATATTCTGCATTGTTGGTAGGACCATGAGTTTTATAGATCATTTGTTCTCCATCCCATTGATCTTGATCAAAACGAGGATCAGTATCGCTTATCTGAGTATATAGTCTATGCGTATCAGTTTTATGATTGTGAACAGTAATCTCTTTAGGGAAGTTTGAATTCCAAGGTACAGTAAGTTGATTGAGATTTTTTTGCCACTTGCATTTTTCCAAAGAAACCAGTGAAATTGGCTTTCCGGCACTGCCGCCGCTTCCGCCACCACCGGTACTGCCGCCGCTTCCGCCACCACCAGCAATTGCAGTTACAACACTGGTGTTTGTAAAAATAATAGGGAGTCTAACTGCCATATTGTTCCTTTACTGTATCATGAGTATATATTAAAAAGAATGGGGTGTCAAGCACCCGCAGTCAGAACATACTTAGCCAATTGTTTCCAGTCACCACCCTCAGCACGAATCTTGACAACACTGATAAGCGACCGAAGCGAGAGATTTTGAACACTCTTTGCCATCGAACGCAAAAACTCTAATGCATCACTTTTGAAGTCGATACTGTACTCGGGCATAAACTCTGCATCTTGCACAATAGTATCCATGCGCTCGATCTTTTGCTCTTCAGTCATGCTGAGGTCTACGCACAATGCACGTGAACGCACTGCTTGATCCAACGAGTCCATATCTTTGTTGCTGATAAAAACAATGCTACCAGTAAACTTGAACGAACGCGGAAGATCTTCGTCTTTGATATCAGCATTCCAGCTAATGTAGCGCTCGCCATATGAGTCTAACGCACCCTTCAGCAGATTCAATGCTACAGGGTCCTTAAGCACGCTGTCGCAGTCATCAAAGACCAGAGTCATGCCGTTGCCTTCGAACAAAGAGCGATACAGACCCTTAGCAGTGCTGAACCCTTTGATCACTCTGTAAGAAAGCGAACCCTGAATACGAGCACCAACTTCGAATGATGCCAGATCAGTCACATCTTGTAGACCACAATCTTTTAGTGCCTTTAGCACACTGTGAGTCTTACCAAGACCGCCTTGACCAGTGATAATCGCTGATGCTACAGTTTTCTTTGCGACCATCGTTACCATTTGCTTGACGAACTCAAAACGCTTGGTGATGCCAAACTCATCAGCTTGCTTTGCATCTTGATTCAAAGTCTGTGGAGCACTGATGCTGTAGCCAAGAGCAGTCATCTTATTTTGCACGTAATCAAGATGAGTACTGTGGGACTTGACTCGACCATTCACGACACCTTCCCAACGCTTTTTTGACTCATTAAACTTGATCGCTACTGAAGCCATTTGCATCTCCTGTTTTTCACTATACCCATATTATATGTTCTGCAGTAACCCGAGTCAAATGAAGGGTTACTTGGAGTTCAACTCCGGAGCGTACTTGGACAAGAGCTCAAGTTCTAGAGCGTGAGCAGTGCCCTTGCCCCTGACGACGTCCAGCACTGTCCAGACGAAAGATTCGGGTCCGTACTGGCGTATGTTCTTGCACAGTGTCCAGCTCTTGGCCTCGCTAAGGGCCCTCTGAAAGTGCTTCAGAACCCTCACACGAAGATCTTTCTGCCGAAAACCCTGTGTAACCCCGACGTAAGATTCGCCTGTTACAGCATTCTGTAGGAGGTACACGATGTGACGTCTGTCGGTTCGCTTTTTTCTCATCATGTTCAAATTATATAACCAAAAGTAACCCGAGTCAAATGCTCGGGTACTTGTGTGCAACTTGATCAGTGTTGTGAAAAAACAACGCTAAGGATTGACTTTTAGAAACCCTTTTACCTGTGCGGTTTTCACTAATTCTTGCACAATATCTTTAGGTACGACAGCAGCTCTCGCTATGTAGGTTACTGACATATCTGCGTGGTTTTTGGTTTTAGTAAAATTGATATAATTGTTTTCTAGCAGTTTTATTGCTAATTTTTTAGCAAGCTCTGTTTTTATAAAATCCTCGGGAAAAGATTTATCAAACAAATCAAATTCATCTAAGTTTAGTGTGCATTGTAATACATCACCTTTTATACATATTTTTTCAAGATTAAAAGTAGTGTTGTCATAAGTTTCTATCATGTCTCAGCGTCCATCATCTCAGCGAGTCTCAGCGCAGTGGCTGGTGCTGTTGTCCAACCTAAGTGACCGTGACCACAGTGATAGTAAACTCTTGAATTAAATTCTGAGCGTTTCACTATTGGCATCATGTCCGGAGTCATTGGTCTGAGACAAGCCCATTGCGAGTAATCGCTTGTATTCATATTAGGAAAATTAGTCTTTACCCATTTAAGTAAAGGCGTAATTCTTGATCGAGTAATATCTTGATTATGCCCAGTTAGTTCTGCAGTGCCAGCGACTCGAAGTTTATCACCAAGTCTCGAACTAACTATTTTTGCTTGATCATCTAGTAATGACACTGCAGGTGATCCATGCCCATTATTAATTGTAATGCTATAACCTTTAACCGGATATACACAAAGATTATCTATCATAAATTCACAAGCATCTGATCCATTTGCTATAACTATTCTATCATATTCTGATAGCTCAGCGATTGCTTTTACCTTGTGATTGTATATGAACTTTACATTATATCTTGTTTCGAGAATAGATGAGAGATTAGTACAGAACTTATGAATGTCCCCGACTGAATCATCTGGAGACAAGATGCCTCCCACTACTTCATTCTTTACATGATATAATCTTGGTTCGACCTCGAGACATCCTTGGCTGTTGATTACCTGCCAATTTACTCCGGCATCGAGATATAATCTCGTCATAGCTTTGGCTGAATCAAAATACTCAGTGTTCTTATAAAATCTTAGTATGCCACATTGATTATAATCAAACTTAATGTTCTCAGCACGAGCTAATGTATTATATAATCTTCTGGATTTCATACCAAGTAAAATGATATCCAAAGTTCTTTTTTCTGCATCTTTTCTCAGCGTGGACTGAACAAACTTAAATAACCATGTAGCCTTTTGCCAATCAAGATCAGGCCTAATTAGTAAAGGTGCATCCTTTTTTAGCATCCATTTAACACCTTTGACTATATTAGACCACGTGTTCCATACATCAGAATTACAAACAGACAATTGCCCGCCATTAGCAAAAGAACATTTCATAGCTGAGTATGGTTCTTTTTCAAAGACAGTTACATCGTGTTTATTTTTTGCCAGATAATATGCAGCAGTTACGCCTGCAATACCAGCACCGATCACAGCAATTTTCATAACAACCTCAGAGTTTTACATGTGTTTTATGTATTCTACACTGTATGGTACCATTATAATATTCTTCAGTTTCGAGAACTCTTCTATCCATTTGTTCTCTAGCTTCTAGATAATTACAAGATCCTTTATTAGGACATACATGTAGTATAGTTCTCTCAAAATTATCTTTACCAAACAGTTCTACATCTTTATGTACATCAGGAGAACTTGACCAATAATCTCTCCAATCAGATTCGTATTTAACTCTTTTCTTTTTCTTATTTACTTGTTTAGTTTTAGTAAACCAAAATAGTTTTTTACCAATATATTTCTTGTTATTTTGCTTATTTTCTATTAGATAGACAAAACCATAGGCACCGTCAGGAATGTTAGTGAGAGGTTTGTTTTTAAAATTCCATGGAGACATGTGTGTATACTGTAATTAAATCAGTATTTATCACACCTCCTCCCATAGATCTCCTCCTTCAACGAACTTACCATCAACATCAATACGAGGCGCGATTAGAAAATAGTCATCTGGATTTGTCATTACATCTTCAGGAATCTCAGTAGCCGGGCCTCGTCCCATTGCGCCTATCTTGTGTAACATCTTAGCTTGTATAGACTTTTTGGCTCGGTGTTCCTCTGATTCATCTCTTGCCATATAGGCAGCTTGTTTCTCAGAGAAAATCTTTTTGTGATCGTCTGTCCATTGTCTCGAATTTGCACAGGCCCGAGAACAAAATTTCCCCGGTTTACTGTGCAATGTTCCACACTTTGGACAATCCTTCATTTAAATCTTGGACCGCATACCCATCCAACTAAAGCATAACGAGTGCCTTGGGTCACAGGAGTTACCTCATGTAAAGACCAGCTTGGGAAGAACAAACAAGTCCCTCGATCTTTAGGTAGAATATTAGGATCCTTGCCAGCAATCAAATGAAATTCTCCACCCTCATAGTCGCTTGGATCAGTTAATTGAACAGAAAAACTTAATTTTCTAGTGGCATTTGATTTATACATCATATCAATATGCCTACCATAGTATTCACCATCGTCTTTGTACATAGTAAATTGTAGGTTTTCAATATGAGATAGCTCGTAATTAAAAAATCCTTTATTGATGCCGTTAATAGCATCAGTCAATTTCTGAAAAATCCATACTGTTTGATCAGCAATCGGCACCCAACCAATAGTGGATTTTCTAATATTGAAGTCTACCTTACCATCATCAGAACCACCGACGGAGGCATAATCTAAATCTACTAATTCAGGTGTGTGCCCGATTGTTATAATCTTTTCACATTCTTCTGGTGTGAAAAGATTGTTATGGTAACACCATAGTTCATCTGCGTGTTGATTATCTAAATACCAACTATATCTCATAATTCATCATCCTCGTAATCATCTTGTTGATCTTCATCCATTTCCGAACCGCAAAAGGGACAATATGCTACATTGTAATAATCTTCGTCTAAATCAAAATTTATTTTAAAGACTGCATCACATTCGACACATTCGAAGTGTTGTTTTCGTCCCATAACTTCCCTCGCCTCTTTAGTTCCGCATCAAAGACTCTAGTCCTTAAATCTGTGGAACTAAAGTAGTGATCTCTTTTATTATAGTGTAATTCTATACCTCTATTTATACAAACATTTTTACCGGTGAATTCTTTGTCTCTATATTCCTCGCCTAGAATTCTAATGTCTATAGGAAGAGTAAGAAAAATATCTTCTAATTCTTTTTCAGTAGAATAAACTATAACCTCATCTACAAATTTACAAGCACTCACTTGAATTTGTCTCTCAATTATTGATTGGACTGGTTTATTTTTTACGCCAGGTCTATCAATAGTTGGGTCTAATTGAATAGCAGCAATAAGCCAATCACAATGTCTTTTAGCTTCTTCTAGCATAACGATATGTCCTGCATGAAAAAGATCAAAGGTAGATGCTGTTATTCCTATCTTTCCGTCTCTATTATTACCATTCATAATTTCTCCACATCGATATTACATTTATTTAAAAATTCTATACCTTCATTACTTCTATAGTGTTTTCTAAAATATACTTTCTTTATACCTGCAATGTGTATCATCTTAGCACAATCATAGCAAGGAGAATGGGTAATATACATTGTGGCACCTTCGCCCGATTCATTAGATCTGGCAAGTTTAGCAATAGCATTAGTTTCGGCGTGAATTACTTCTGGTCTAGTTGTTAGCGAAATAGTGCCAACTTGCATTGGCGGGCCACCATTATCAATATAACAATCCTCGTATACTGTAATCTCATCCTCGCAGGTATTATCCCAACCTGCAGGTGTGCCATTATAACCAATGCTAATGACTCTATTATCTTTGACAACAATAGCACCAACTTTTAATTTTTTAGCTTTAGATAGTCGGGCATATACTTCAGCCGCTTCCATATGTGCAAGATCAGTTTGCGTTATCACTTTTACCCCACTTTCCTATCGGACAAACTGCAGCAGATAATTGTGTCTTAGCCCAAATAGAGCAACCACATTCTTTGCATACTTTAACACCAAGTGTAGTTTTTTGTCTGTCACAAGTATCACAAATTTCTCTTCTCAAAATAATAAAATTTTTCATATTAGATATATTTCTTTTTGAAATCCTCTATTGCAGCTTTTATAGCATCTTCTGCTAAAATTGAACAATGTATTTTTACAGGAGGTAGTGCAAGTTCTTCAGCTATATGAGTATTCTTTATTTGACTAGCTTGATCAAGTGTTTTGCCCTTAACCCACTCAGTTACTAATGAACTACTTGCAATAGCACTCCCGCAACCATAAGTCTTAAACTTAGCATCTGTAATTATTCCTTCTTCATTCACCTGTATCTGTAGTTTCATTACATCACCACATGCTGGTGCTCCAACCATACCTGTGCCAACTCTCTTGATTTCCTTTGCAAAGGATCCGACGTTACGGGGGTTTTCGTAGTGGTCTAATACTTGTACCGAGTAAGCCATTATACAGCAAAGGAAGAACCGCAACCACAAGTAGTAGTGGCGTTAGGATTTTTAATAACAAATTGAGCAGATGTAAAATCCTTTTTGTAATCTATCTCAGCACCTTCAAGATATGTCATACTCATAGCGTCTACTAATACTTTTATCCCGTCTTTTTCCATGACGAAATCATCATCTTTCTGCTCATCAAAAGTAAATCCATAGTTAAATCCTGAGCACCCTCCTCCTTGGACAAAAACCCGCAGAGCATCTGTAGTATTTTCTTCAATCATTACTGATTGAATTTGTTTATATGCTTTGTCTGTTATTTGTAACATTACTGTCTAATCCAAATTTCTTGAGAGATACCGTTAATTATCACTAATTCTTTTTTATAGGTTACGCCATCAACTATTATATATTGAGAATTGAGGACTACAGGTGCAGGTTGTTGTACAACCACAGGATCGGGTCTGGTAGCAGCATAAACTACTGCTCCGCCAATTAAGGCAGGTACTACCCAATGATGAACAGGGGGAGAATGCCAATGTCTATGATGGTGATGCCTGTGCCCGTATGGATTAGCTGCTGCTACTGAAGAAAAAGATAATAAAAATAATGAAACTAATATTTTTTTCATTCTTTCTTGTCTCCGAATAATTGAAGCAAACTTAAGAAGATATTTATAAAATCTAGATATAATGACAGCGCTCCAATAACTTCTACATTGTCCTGATCGCCATCAGTTATCATTTCCCTTATTTTTTGAGTATCATACGCAGTAAGCCCGAGGAAAATGATTATTGCCAAGGCACTAACTACCATAGCAATAACACTACTGCCAATGAAAATATTAATTATACTTGTAATAACAATTGCAATCAATCCAATAAACATAAACTTACCTAGACTATCTAAGCTTTGTTTAGTAAAGTAACCATAAAAACTCATAGTACCAAATAGAACACCCGCACCCATAAAGGCCGTGAAGATACTACCCATTTTATATACTGCAAAGATAGTGGCAAAACTTACCCCCATAATAACAGAAAACCCTAGCAACATTAGTTGCGCGAGTGCTTTAGGGGGATTAGAATTCAATGCCACTGACATTCCAATAACTGCCACTAAGGGCAGGAACATTACTATATACTTCATCCAGCCTGTAAATAAAAATGCCATCAGTGCTGGAACAGTACTAACAGAAAATGCTGTAAGCATACTAACCAAAACAGCTAGTGCCATATGTTTATAGACACCAGCCATTTTAGTATTAATTTCACTAGCAGTTAAATACCTGAATGGTTCATGCAAAATTGTAGTATTCATTCATCTATCCTCGTATAGTTAAGAACATTACCTGTACCATATTGCGCTTCTCCTAACAATTTGGCTTCGTAATCATTATTAGCATATACAATAGTCTCAGCAGTTTGGTAAGAATTAATTCTTACCCATAATTTATATTTGTACATTAGGCTGCTCTACCCCAAACGTCTGACCAATCGCCAGTCAAACTTCCTTTAGCATAATCTGTTACTCTATTCTCAAAGAAGTTAGTATGCGTTGGCGCATTTAACATTTCCTCAACCCATGGTAATGGATTCTTTTTTACCTTCATGATTCCTTTAAGACCCAAACTAATAAGACGGCGGTCAGTAATATACCTGATATAAGATTTAACGTCATTAGCGTCCAGATCAGCCACGCGTACCATGCCGAATGCCAAATCAATAAACTTATCTTCAAGCTCCACCATTTTGGTAGCAATAGTATAAATTTTTCCTTTAAGTTCGTCATTCCAGATTTCTCGGTTCTCCTCTATATATGTTCTGAAGAGTTTGATCATCGACTCAGCATGCAGTGTTTCATCTGCTATAGACCAAGTTACAATTTGACCCATGCCCTTCATTAGACCATGACGAGGAAAATTAAGAAGCATAATGAAAGAACTAAAGAGCTGCATGCCTTCCGTAAACGCGCTAAATGCAGCGATGTGTTCGGCCGTAGATTGTTTAGTGCTGTTCTTCGAGCTGAGATCCAAAAGGTAATCATGTTTCTCTCGCATTTCAGCATACTCGAGAAACTCGTTGTATGTAGTGTCCGGCATGCCCAGTGACTCAATAAGATGAGAATATGCTGCAATATGCAGCGCTTCACGGGCGGCAAAACCGCATAACATCATTCTTACTTCTGGTTGAGGGAAGTAAGGAAGATAATTCTTCACATAACCTCCAGCAACATCTACATCTCCCTGTGTGAAAAATCTAAAGATATGTGTTAGAAATTTCTTTTCATCCTCTGACAACTTGTTTTTCCAATCCTTCACATCTTCGATCATTGGCACTTCTGAATGAAGCCAATGCATTTGTTCATGCTTCAACCAGGCTTCAAATGCCCAGGGATAATTAAAAGGTTTGAATGCGTGTCTTTCTTCTGATAGATTACTTTTTAATTTTTTTATCATTCATTTTTTCCTTGATGTCTTTGCCTACCATGTTACATATGTTTTGAACTTCTTCAGGTGAATATCTCATAAGATCAGAATTCTCTAGTTCAGATAACCAGTAATCAAAGTCACACAATCTATAACTCATATATCGTTTTTCTACATTCTTCTTAACAATATTAAAATGATCAGGATAACTTGTATTTACTTCAGTAGTTCCGCCAATAATAACAGTCCCTGGTTTGTCAAATGCTCTCGCAATATGCTGCCCGGCACTATCTACTCCGAGGAAGTAATCAGAGTTAGCAATAATAGATGCCCAGACTCTACAATCTACCCCTCTGATAGGTAAAAATTTGTTTCTATCAATTGTTGCTGGCCATTCTCTGTCGTCGAAGAATGCTATGTCATAACCATCATTTCTAAGAAAATTAATTAACTGCTGTGTCGCCCCCATTTCCAAAGAACGAACAGTATTATCTAGAATCTCTCCATTTTCAATTCTTGCTGTACTACCAAAAGGTTGAAACACAACTACCTTTCTATTATTTTGCCTTGCGATGTTCCATCCATTGCGCATTTCTGCAGGTGTAAGATGAATTCTTGGAATCGGCATTTTTTCATTATCGCCGTTTATTTCCTCATTGAACGCATCCGCCAACGATACCTTGTTGTTGATATAGTTAGAATTATAATAAGGTTCCGGTTTTACAATTTTTGTATCTTTTACTCTATCAAATAATCCTTTAGTAGAAGCATCAAATGTTCTGTTGGCTAAAATCTTGTTACCCCAGTAGATTGGAGTCCAGAAATGAGTAATGATGTTTGTATCCGGATAACGTCTAATAAATTTTTCAAGCGCAGGAATAGCTGCGATTTGTCTTCCCAATCCACCGTCTATAATAAATGTTGTAGCCATAAAATATCCTGTTATCTGTCATTCTTTATAAATTCTAAAAATTGTGGTTCCCGAAGGGCGCCCATATGTCTTTTAATTTCTCCGTTTTCGTCAACTAGAATAAGTGTCGGAACACTTGTCACTTTCCATTTTCTAGTCTCTTCCATATTTTCGTCTATGTTTATTTCCTCGATAGGAATAGTGACTTTGGCTCCTAAATTTTTAATAACACTAGACATCATTTTACACGGACCACACCAGTCCGCTTGGAACTTCAAGAGTTTCATTTTTCTCCTTCTGCTATGTTTTTTACTCGTTCATCTTCGATCATTTTAATGATATCTTTGGTTAGTTTCAATTCCTTTTCTAACCAAAACATCTTATCTTGTATTTCTGTAAGTTTTTCTTTATAAAATAATAGCTCTTTTTCTTTTTGTTCTTTAAGAGCATACACATCTTTAAGTAAGACTATTTTACTCATTTCCTTTAGAACCCGGTATTACTCTATAATTATCTTCTACAGAATCTGGGGTAGATACTTCTATTATCGTCCCAGCCTCTATGCAGAATACCTGGTGAGGGAACAAAGGAGGATTGTGCCAAGTATCCCCTTTGTTCAATTCCTTCTCCCAAGTGGATGCGGTTTTAGTATCTATACATTTTACTCTAAATTTGCCCGAGAGAATGTACCAAGTCTCGTCTTTTTCTGCATGAAAATGCATTGAAAAATTAGCACCTTTATTGAAATGCATAAATTTTCCACAGTATTTGTCATTAGTGCACCAGATATCCTCATGTCCCCAGACTTTTTCAACTTTACCTTCTAACCGCATACAAACCTCAACCCAATGGAGCAATATAATCAATGCCAGTCAAAGTAATGGCATCCATATTAAGATGATTTTGATCTCTAAATAAATCTAAATTAGAGGCAGCCTCTAATAATTCAGCTTTAGTAAAGACTTTATCATCTAATACTTTTGTGAAAATCTGAAGTTGTTCTAAAGATGGAAGACTTCCGGAGACATTAACCCAAACTTGTTTAACAAAAGTTTCATTACTTGTGCCTAGAGCATCTTCTGCATATTCTTTTGAGGCAAGTATTGAATTAGCAATTTGTGTATCGCTCATTCCTAAATCAGACATAAACAAATATCTACCCATTAATGCTGGGGTAATATCATTTTGACCTAATGCTGCAGCAAGTAATGTATAAACCTCACCTGCTCTACCATCAACATCAAACGCTTTACCTTCTTTATTATTTCCAACTAAACGTTCAATGTCTGTCATAGACAATACTACGTTATCTAAATCAGAATGAGATATTGATACTACTCCATCATTAATAGTTATGATTAAATCATCTAAATCTGCATCTAAAGAAAAAACATCATGATTTGAGGAAGTACCGGTCGTTTTAATAATTAAATCTATTTCTCCATCGCCTACTCTACCCGAACCCACTGCACCGAAAGTAGCAATTTTTCCACCTGAACCTACTGTCCCTACAGTTACAATCAAATTATGATCTGGAGCTAGGCCACCTAAACTTGTACCAGGGATGGTAATTGTATCGCCTGCAACATATCCTGAACCAGAGCTTGCTGTTGCTGTATCTAATGTTACGGCGTATTTACCATCAGTCTTAACTACATCAAATTTCGCACCAGTGCCACCACCCGCAGTGGTACCAGTAACATCTTGATATGTTGTATTGACTGCTGTATCTTCTATAATGATTTGTGTTGTAATTGGCATATTTGTCCTTTATAATTGTTATTAACCTTCACATGAAATGCAAATATCTTCGGTTGCTAATGCTTTCATATCTAATTCCTCAATCACTTGCCTTTCGATTTTTCTAGAGACTTTATCAGCTTTCGAAATCTTCTCGCTGCGGCAGTAATAAAGTGTCTTGAGTCCTTGCTTCCACGCCATAAAGTGTACCGCGTGAATGTATTTGATGTTTGAGTCTGGTCTGAAAAAGAGATTAACACTTTGCGCTTGGTCAATATAGGACTGGCGATCAGAGGCATGCTGTACAATCCATCTCTGGTCGATTTCCATCGACGTCTTAAATACATCGCGTTCCCAGTCTGACAAGAATTCAAGATGTTGAACGCTGCCATCATTGGCGATGATACTTGACCAGATTTCGTTATAGTCCAATTTAGAATCGGCATTACATTTCTCCATAATAATTTTATCTAACCACTTATTCTTATTCAAGTAGGCTCCTGATAAAGTATCCTGTCTATAAGCATTAGCACGATAAGGCTCAATGCTGGGACTAGTGTTACCCATGATAATAGAACTTGAGGCATTGGGAGCAATAGCAAGCATATGACTGAAACGTTTGCCAGTGCCAATAGCATCAGGCGCTTCCCCTCTTTCTTTTCCGAGTTTGATATTTGCATGATCTAATCCTTCACGAATATGTTTGAACATTTGTTTGTTTTTACTTACTGCAAGGGCGGATTCAAAAGGTATACCATTGCGTTGTAAGTAAGCATGAAAGCCGAGAGCACCAACACCAATAGACCGTTCACGGCTAGCAGAATATTTTGCTCTCGATATGCTATCAGAAGAATTATCAATGAAATACTGAAGAACGTTATCAAGCATCTCCGCAACGTCCCGAAGAAAAAGTTTGTCATTTTTCCAATCATCAAAATACTCCAGATTCACTGAAGATAGACAACAGACTGCTGTTCTTTCTTTATCAGTAGGTAAAATAATTTCTGAGCACAAATTGCTTTGTCTAATCTTCAATCCAAGTTTCTTTTGAAACTCAGGCATAGCTTTATTACTTGTATCAATAAAGTGAATGTAGGGTTCTCCGGTTTGCATTCTAAGTTCAAGAATACGTTGCCACAGTTCTCTGGCAGAAATCTTTTCTCTTACTGTTCCATCATGTGGATCTTTTAGTTCCCAGGTGTCGTCAGCTGCTGGATCGATCATGCATCGTTCGATGATGTGCATAAAATCATCAGTGATATTAATACCATGATGAAGATTAAGTGCTCGCATGTTTGGATCGCCGGTAGGCTTACGCATGTCCAAAAACATTAGAATATCAGGATGAGAAATATCAAGGTATGCAGCATAAGAACCACGACGAGTCCTACCTTGTCTGTAAGCGAGAGATGATGCGTCATATGTGCGAAGATGGGGCATGACTCCAACACTTTTATCATCCGCTGAACGAATACCAATTCCAATTCCTACACCTCCCCCGAGCATTGACAGCCAATTAACTTCCGATAAAGTATCAACCAAACCTTCAGCACTATCATCCAAATAAGGCAAAAAGCAACTGATTGGAAGACCACGTTTACTTCTTCCAAACGAGAGTATTGGAGTACTATAACTGAGCCAATGCTTGCTACTATAATCATAAAGACGCTGACTATGACCTGGATTAGATCCAAATGCTTTTGATACAAAAGCGAATCTTTCTTGAGGAGATTTTTCATCATCTTTCATGTAACTTTCTTTAAGTCTTTTGATGCCTAGCTCATCAAACAGTTTATCCCGAGAATAGTCTACCCTAATACCATGTATCGTATCTGCCATTTACTTCTACCTTATTGTTTTTTTAGATCACAACCCGAGCCAATTTTTCTTTGGAGGTTCAATTCTCATTGTTTCGTTTTTGCATTTATCTGCGAGTGTGATAGCACCCACCTTAGCACCCTGATCCCCACCCTTAGCAATTTCAGTGACAGCCGCAAAACAAGCAGTTTGTGCCATAGTACTGTCCTTCGATATAGACTTAGCTGTTTCATAGTATAGTTGTTCCTTACTTGTTGATGCACATCCAGCCAATGCTAATGCAGCGGCTATTATAATTATAGCCTTCATTTCTTACCACCTCTCTCATAGATTTCTCTTTGTTCTTTGTACCACTTATTCCAGCCCTCATTCTTCAAAGAACATTCATAGTATAATGTATAATTATTTACTACTGCTTTAAGCAATTCTGTGATAGCAACTTGATTCCCTTCTATCTGATTTAGATCGGGACAAGGCAACGTAAGTTCTTTAATAGGATCAGGAAACTTAGGTTTAGCTGGCATGTATCGTTCTATCATTGCACAACTAGATAAACCAACAGCAAGAAGAAAAGCCATTATTAATCTCATTTCTTTTCTCCCTTATTTTCCACTTTTGGTTCATCTTTTTTCATTTTATCTAATACCGATGCTGCAGCTTTATTATGTATATCCAACATTTCTTTAGGAATAGGGCAGTTCTCGATATACTTAATAACTTCCTCTACTCGGACTCTTTCAGGCCCCTCAACCTTAACTTCTTTCAGAACCTCTTTAGTTTGCCATTTTACTATTTCGTTAACAATAACTCTGTTCTTTTTCTCAGCTAATTCTTTTTTCTCAGCAACTTCTTTTTCCAGTTTGTCATTAAGTTCTGCAGCTTTAGCTTCTTGTTCTTTCACCTGTTCTTCAACTTCTTTGAGTCTAGCTTGCCATTTAGATTCGTTAGCTGCAGCTCCCAATGCCCATGTACTTATCATTAAAGAGAAAAATCCAACAAACATGATTGGCAAACGATATTGCATAACCATTGGAATGCCGCGCAAAAATTGCCCAGCAATCATTAATGTGACGCCAACAAAGAATAATAAAACCCATACCAAATCTGGTATAAATTCTATTAGAAAGGTGAATACTGTCATTTATAACCCCAGTGCTCTTTGAATATTAGGTGGTCTAAATGTCTCTGGCTTTAATACCTTACCGTCGTCTCTCTTTACTAACTTACCATCGACAGTTTTAGAATTGTTTGATTTGGCAACTTCATCCCATACTGTTTGAGGGTCAATACCAAGACTGTACATCAAACCCTCAACAACCCAAATAAGATCTGCACATGCATCAGCAGTTTCTACAATATCTTTTTTGATAACTGCTTCTTTCAACTCTGTAAATTCTTCTTCTACTAACTCAAAATATAAATCTGCTTGAGAAAGCCTACCAGGATAAAACCCTGCATTTTTTGTTTCTACGTTTTGTTCACCGGCTCGCATAAATGTTGCAACATCTAATCTAGTATTCATTCAACACCTTTAAATTCTGTAATCATTGGAAATACTTTAGATATTACGTCAGCGCATGCAAGCGCAATATCCATATGTTCTCTTTGTGTTCCGTTAGCAGATCTCAATTCTATGTAGTGAATCCAACTTCTAAGGGTACCGTTTATATATAATTTCGAGATAGTTAACCCTTCAGGTAATACTGCTCTGGCTTGTTCCTTAGCAATACCATTCCAGATTGCCCACTCATAAGCATCTCTAGCTGCTTTAATTACTGCCCACTGTTTTTCTCTCCAAACTTCTGCAAGTTCTCGGTGTTCTTCTCGCCTGAAGTCAAGTTCTGTAGAATTTTGTCTGTTAGTGGAGTCTTGCAACCTAGCGTCTCTAATAGTAAATGAGAGTTCTTTAACTGGGTCAGCATATCTTTGGCTGAACTCCTGGAAACTAAAGCTTCTGTGTCTGAGGATTTGTCTTGCAATATCTCTTGTTGTTTCGACTTCAAGGCAGGCACTGACCATTTCGAAGGGAGACCAGTGTTTGTTCTTAATAAGATATCTGAGTAATCTGTCCGAGGTTTCAGTATTGGATTGATTACTTGGGTTCGAGACTCGGGCGCAATAGGCAACGAGATCTTGTATGTTGGGAATAAGATGTTGTTCATATGTTTCTAACATCTCCTTTGATGCTTGCGAATAACTAATTAATTTTATTTTCATACTCTTTTCCATGCTACAAAGTTCATTTTTGCTTCCAATCCACTAAAAACATTGTCCTTTAATAATTTATCAATATTTTTGCCTGAAAGCACCATATCATTAATATCTTTTTCAGCTAAATTTTGAGGCCAGATTACAACTTTAAGATCATTTTCTATAGCCTTATTTACTAATTTAACAACATCTTTATTCCTTGGCTGATTGTCAAATACAACTATCAATTTATCTCTAGATATACCAAGGTCATTTAATTTACTAAATGTTGTCCCGCCTACGGCAATAGAATTTTTAACAAATAAACTATCGAGAGGACCTTCAACTGCAAATACTGCTTTATTCTTATCAACATGATCTAAACCAAATACAAAAGGTTTCGTTTCATTTACTTTTATAGTAATATATCTTAATTCTTCGTTTCTCAACCCTCTACAGGTAACTCCTAATAATTTACCGTCCGAATCAATAAATGGTATAACCAATCTTGGTTCGGATGTTTTAAGTTTGTCCTTGTACTTGTCTGATAGTTGTTCAATCTTTCTAATGTCATCAACAAAGTATAATCTCTTAAACGATGATTGAGGAATTTTTCTTTTATTGCAAAATAAAATGGCTTCATGATCTTCCGGTAATGTATCAAGTCTATCTAAAATTTTATCTAGTAAATTTTCTTCTTTTTTCTCGAAAACAGGAGCAACTGTTTTGAAAACACTTTCAGCATTTTGATGCGGTTTGTTAAATGGTAACCCAGCAGAATATCTTTCTAATACATATTGGTCATATAATAAACGATCTTGGTCTTTTAGAAAAGAACCAAACTGCATACTTACATCACAATTAAAACATTTGTACAGTAAACTATTCTTGATGACGTAAAAATGTCCTCGTGTTTTGGTAACCTTCTTTTTTGAATCTCCGCAGATGACGCATCTACAAGTATAGACGTGATCGCTTTTTTGTTTAAACAGGGGAAGCCGATTGCTAATCAGCTTGAGATATTTTAAATCAATGTATAACATAATAGTCCTCGCATTAGACTATTATATTATACTTAGAATAAAGAATCAATTACCGAAAAGTTTATTGAAAAAATCTAGATGACCAGATACCCAGCCAAGAACTGCCACACCGCCCAAAATGAGATATGACCACTGGGATTTGAATTGCTTTAAAGCTTTTATTTCTTGAGCCAATTGACTATGCTGAGCACAAGACGCGTCATACATTTTATCAAGCTGGACCTTTAGCTCTTCTGCAGTGTTATCAACACGAGTATGGACAATCTTGATATCGTTTTTTATCTCAACGATATCCTCTTTGATAGTTTCTACTTTGGTTTCTAACACGGCTATTCTAGCAACTTCAAGCTCCACGGTGCTCATTTTTTGGCTTTAGCTTTTACCGCCTTTGATTTGACGGTAGCTTTAACTTTAGTAGCAGCAGCCTTTACATCTTCTTTATCTACTTTTCCATCTTTATTCACATCTGCAGTTTTAGTAATCTTTTCAACTACAGGAGCGGCTACTTCCTCCACCTTTGCTTCGACTTTTTTAACTGCTTCTACAGCATCTGCCATGTTAATTTTACCATCGTTATTAACATCTAGTTTATCTTTTACAGTATCATCTTTGGACACGAAAATATTTCTTAACCAACTAAACATACTTTTTTCTCCTTAAAACTCTTCTGCGTTTGCCAAATAGAGGAAATCCTTCTGGTTTTTCTATAGCTTCAGGATCTTGTGCTATATTATTTGTTGGAACAGATGTAGTAGGGGTTCCATTGCCTCCACCCTCACCCTCTTCAGCAAATTGCTTGAAGGTAAATAATTTCTTTTCTGACAAATGTTGTTCTACTAAAGCCAGTTCATTAGATATATCTTCGTTTAATTTTTTAAGATATCTATTTTCCAAATCCACAGGTTCTATATTTTTATCAACACATTCTTTGATAAGTGAATAAGCTGCAGCCAATGATAATAATTGTTTATTTGCGATAGGAACTTTTTCTATAATCTTTTTTAATCTATAAACTAATCTATGAAGTAAAGTATAAGCATCTCTTTCCTCAACTGTATTGAGTTGGGACATTGGTATTAATTCCTTACCCGTTTTGTCTATAATCCCTAGTTTAAAAGCAGGTGTCTTTTCAAAGGGTGTGACTAACAAGTAAAGTATTCTATAAGCTATTAGTGAATCTACAAATCTTCCCATTAAATTTTCTTTAAAGTATCCAAAATTTTTTCGTCTATATCAATATCATTTTCTTTGATTTCTAAACCCTTAGATATTATTATCTTTAACGGCATATAGTTAAGAAATACCAAAAATGTTTTTAACTGAGACCAGTATTTTTCCTCAATCTTAAAAAACATCATTTTAGTAGCAGCATCAACTCCAAACACGTTACAAATTACTATAATGTGATTAAGAATAAGTCTTTCTTTTAAATCTTTAGTTTGATTATATTTTTTTAACAACCTTTTGAGATATTTAAATCTTTTAAGATCATCTAAAAATTCATTCATGCCTTTGCAACTAGGATTATCATAGTGCTTCATAGCATATAATACAAAATTATCTTCGTTCAAATCAAATACCATTACACTAATCTAAGGGTTCCATTCAATATAGTTAGACCATTTTGAATTTTACCATCATCACTGTTGTTAAAAGGATTAAATAGGAAATTGTTGTTTCCGCCAGTCAAAGAAGTAGAACTATTATAACTAGTAGCTCCACCAGTATCATAAATCATGTTCTTCAAAGATTTATTTATCAACCATGCTTTTGCTTGAGCAGGAGTCAGACCAGGATTTAATTCTAATAAACATGCCAAGATACCTACAACCTGAGGAGCAGCCATAGAAGTACCAGTTATTTTCATCATATTATAATTTGAATCAAGAACTGAGGGTACTGTAGTTAATGAATAATCCGTTACAATTTTATTTGTGCCAGCATTATCTTTAGAGGACACACCCATAATATAAGTGCCCGGCGCATATACATGAACACCTGGTCCCGATTCACTAGATGAGGATCTTGTTTCTAAAGAAGAATTATATGACGTAGAAATGTTTCCAACAACAACTGCATATCTGGTACCAGGAGCAGATCCTCTATGGTAATAACTATCTGCATATCCGCCCCAATAGTTATTATAATCATCTCCACCTGGAACATCTATTTTTAAATTATAGTTACCGGCTGCTACTACTACATGTATACCAGCATTAACCATGTCTTGGACTTCAGCCTCATAGGTTGAGGACCAGTAAGGATGGTAATAGTAACCGCCACTTAAAAATCCCATCCAGCCATAATTATTTTTCATCTGATCTAATGTAGTATAATCAGTTCCTCTATTGTAATTAGTGCCTCTATAATTTATTACTGAAGGCAAACTGGCACTATATTCAGTAGCGACAATACCAAAACTCATATTTACTACAGTAGGTCTTTTGTAACCTGTATTTGGATCTACTGGTTTATTATTGTGCCAAAGCCTAATAACATCAAACATATCAGACCCTGATATTCCTCCGCCCTCTGAACCGGCTAGACCAGAATTTTTAACAAAGTAAATTCTAGAATTTCTTGCCCAACCCTGTGTTCTGCCTGCAGCTATGCTTGTCACATGAGAACCATGTCCATCATAGTCTAAGTAATGATTAGCTGATTGTGTCCCGGCCAATCCAGATGCAGTGTACCAATCTATCTGTTGTAATCTACTAACGCCATTAGAATCAGTCCATTCTGGATGGTTTGGAGTGATTCCTCCATCTAATATAACTACATCTACTCCTTTGCCTGTCAGAGTATAATTATATGACCCAATGGAATTGGCAACTCCTGAACCCCATGTATCAGTAGTTTTTGTGCATCGTAATAATCCCCAGTTTACATCACTTTGTATTATTGTACTTGTTTTAGTAAAAGTAGCATCTTGCTTAAGTAACGAAGTAAACTTTAATCTTGGATTTAAATGGGGAGGTACTTCTACTGATTGAATTTTTGGATTTGTTCTAAGTTGAGCCGCTTCTTCCTCAGTCAACATATAATGAGTAATTCTTTCACTTCCAGGTCTATAATTAGCTATTTCTATTTGTCTATTAGGTATAGAATCATCACCGTAATCTGTGATGATTTTTTCATGGATCTCGTCAAAATCTGCAGCATCTTTTATTACTACTGCGAATTCTTTTTGCTCTGTAGGAGGAGCAGCCATGAGTGGTTCAGAACTTTCCATTAGTGTAGATCCACCCAACTATTAGAAACATACCCTTGGAATTTATTATTTGAAGAATTGAAAACTATATCACCAGGCATTGCTGCCAAATTAGCTATTTCACCATTAGTAAAACTAGCCATTCTCAATACTGATCTGGTTATAACCACTGCATTATTAGCGCTTAAATTAATACTAGATGAGGACTCTAAGGTCGGCACACCTGTACCAGAACTTACGATATTATTTGCAACTATTCTACCTGTTACTGTAACATTAGCTACATCAAGATTAACATTACTTGATACAAGTAAATTAGCACTAATAACACCATTATTATCTATACTAACATTGTTGCCTGCACTTATAGCCGCTCTAGCTCTTGTATTAGTAAAGTATAAATTAGTTACTTCGCTGACATTAGCAGTGGTTAATAATGGAGCAATATTAGCATGAACTCTCGTATTCGTATAATATAAATTATTGCCCTCAACCACATTAGATGTATTTAGATCAACTAAATTCGCCTTAAGAACAATATTTGATTCTAAAATTGCTACTCTAGCTATTACAGCCAAACTTGTTTGAATACCTGTTAGATATGAACCGTCGCCATAATATCTAGTAGCATAAACATTACCTACATTAACATTAGAAGCACTTACATTTCCTGTAACTTCAATATTACTTGCTAGAATATTACCACCATAAGTCCATAAATTAGGTGCTACACCTACTAATCCTGAACCATCACCTATAATTCTACCGGTTAACATTATATTACCGGCGAATACATTACCGAATCTTGAATCTGTCAAGAAGCCATTAGTAAGAATTGTAGTAATATTAGCAGCTACTCTAGTATTGGTATAATATAAATTATTGCCTTCAACAACATTGCTTGTAGTTAAATCTACTACATTTGCTTTAGTATCAATAACTGGCTGGACATTAGCCCAAACTCTGGTAT